GTTTTGAGTCCTGTTACTTTGGCTCAATCCAAAGCGAATAATCCTGAGACATGGAAAGCGTTAGAAACATATGTTGGTTTTTCTGAAATACCACAACTACAATATAAAAACACCGGATCATATATTACTGACTTTTTTATAGATTTAGATGTTCAATTTAATGAGAAAAATGTTATACAGTTTGCTCCAATAATAAAGATATATGCAACACAAAAACTTAAAAAGAATAATATTACAAGAAGTGAGTTCTATTCATTGATGAATGATTATTTAAATAAAAATGAAGATTATATTGATACCGTTCTTGATTTAGAATTAACGAGATTAAGAAATAAATTACCAAATGTTATTGTAACACCTGACAGAACAAGTGTTAAATCTGATCTACAAGGGGAACAAAGTAGATATGAACTTTGGGATAGTTTTAAAGCGATAAACGATAAATTTATTGCTGGAAATGATTATAAATTAAAAACACTTTTTGAGGATATACTATTATTTGATAGGGCAAGTAGAGATGTTGGTCAAAAAATATATGCGGACATTTTTAAAGTAAAAGATTTAATTGAATATGGTAAATATACTAATACTATGTTGGATATGGTAACCACAATTTTAACTGAAAATAATTTTACTTATTTTACTTTACCAGCGTATGCTAATTTTTACAATGTTCAAGATACAAGTAAAAACCCAACCCCAAACCCTGAAGGAACATTAGAATTTGCTAACTCATTATTTGGTACGTTTTTAACTTTGGATTATCGTGATACCACTTCTAAATTTTTATGTTTATATGCTAACAAACCTAGTGAGCATTTGGCGTTAAACGATAATGTTGATTATAGATTCAGAGATGATGCGTTTGATTTGAGAAGGGCTAGTGATAACCCATTACTTGATAATTTAAATGGAAAAACTGATTGGGATAAATCAAATAAAGTTGTTGGGTTTAATGTTGATATTGGACCTCAAAACCAACAAATATTTAAACAATTTGATATTTCACAAGATCCGGGATCCCCAACTACAGAATCGTTGGAAGTTTTAAATCAAATGGCAAATTTAAATCGTAATAGAAGTGAGTCAACACAAAGTGTGTCATTATATAATTTATACCGAAATAGAAGTTATAAGTGTAATATAGATATGTTGGGTAATGCTATGATACAACCTATGATGTATTTTAATTTACGAAACGTACCTATGTTTAGTGGACCTTATATGATATTAAAAGTATCTCATAGAATAAGTGAAAATGGATTTGATACCGAATTTGAAGGACAAAGACAACCATTTTATAGTATTCCTGCTATAGATAAATTTTTACAATCTTTAAACACTAAAATTTTAGAAACAATAAAAGAACAAATTGAAAAAGAAGAAGCTGCTTTACTTGAATCAGAAGATAATATTTTACAAGAACAAAGTGATATTATTAATAACACAAATAATGGGAATGGTACCTTAACTACCAACCAAAATTGCTCAGATAAATTGAATAGTGCCTATATAAGTTATACAAACGAAACCCCAACAAAAACTTCATTAACATTAAAGAACGCTGTTGATATAATTAAAACTGAAATGAATAACTCTAATATAACAACCGATACACAACCACTAATGTTGGCGTTTTTATTCTCTGTTATGTATATCAATTCTTTCAAGTCAGGTAAATTTGAGGCTTATGGACATAATTATGGGTCAATAAGATTAGACGTTTCTTATGGTGGGGCAACGGCTCTTATGGAAAATAAATATTATTGTGTTAATCAAGGAACCACACAAAATATCCCACTTGCGACGTTTAGTAGTGATGTTGCCTTTGTAAGATTTGCTATAACTAAATTTAAAGAGAAATTATCTTATATAAAAAATCAACCACTAGCAACTGACGATGAACAAATAAAGGCTTTTTCTAAAACATTCATATTAAGATGGCCGGTTAATCAACCTGATAGTGTCTATGATAAAATGACAGAACAAGATAAAAAAACTGTTGAGAATAAATTTAGAGAAGCATTTAATACTGTAAAATCTATATAGAGGTAAAATGTTTTTTTCTATTTATTAGATATTTATAATAAAAAAACTATGAGCACAAAATTAATTTTAGACAATTATCTTGGTAAGAATACAAGAATGTCAGAGAAAGATGCGGGTAACGGATTTAAAGAGGTATGTGATTTAGATACCGGAGATTGTTACACAATAAGAATGAAAGATGGTTTAATTGAGCGTGTTGATAACACAATGAATACACATAAGAAAATCCAAGTTGAAACTAAATCTGGTATTAAACAATTATTAAACGGATAAAATGGGAATAGATAAAAAAATTTTAGAGGAGATTAAAAGACATAATAGTATTAATCAATACATTATGGAACAAGGTGAAACACTACCGGCTCCTGAAGACGCATTACCGCCGGCTCCTGAAGCCGCTCCTGCAGCACCTGCGGCACCTGTCGCACCTGCGGCACCTGCAGCACCAGGTCCACAACCTGTTGATATTGAAAACGATCCCGATGTTGAGGAAGTTGGTAAAGAAACTGAAGAGTTAGATATAACTGATTTGGTTGACACTCAAAAAACATTAGTGGATAAGCAAGAAGAATATTTTAATAATCTTTTTGATCAATTAAAAAATCTTGAAACTAAATTGGGTGAAATGGATAATTTAGTAAATACCGTAAATAATTTAGAGGTTAAAATTGAAAAGATGAGACCTAAAACCCCTGAAGAAAAATTAGAATTAAGGAGTTTGGATTCTGGTCCGTTTAATCAAAAACTTAGTGAGTTTTTTGACGATAAAATGGATGACATGGAAAAAACAGGAAAGAATGAATATGTTCTAACTACTGATGAGGTTGAGGAGTTTTCCCCAAACGAAATCAAAGGTAGTTTTAGTGACTACGATGAAGAAAACGAAAACAATTATATGTAATGTTCAAGGTCGAAAATATCGACCTTAAACATTTTTTACTTACCTTATTGACTACTACTTTTATTTAACTTATATTTCTATTGTAAACTTTTAATTAATATATATAATATGGCGACAAACAATGTTTTAGATGCGGTTTTGGCTCAGTATGAGAACTCAAAACAAAGTGGTTCTTCTTCCACTTCAAAAATGTCTCAAGAAGAAAGAATGAAAAAGTATTTCGCAGCAATCCTTAAAGACAGCGAAAAACAAGGACAAAGAAAAATCCGTATTTTACCTACAACTGATGGATCTTCCCCTTTTAAAGAGGTTTGGTTCCACGAAATTAATGTTGATGGTAAATGGCAGAAATTTTATGATCCGGGAAAAAATGACAACGAACGTTCACCTTTGAATGAGGTTTACGAAGAGTTAATGTCAACAGGTCGTGAATCAGACAAACAATTAGCCACACAATATAAGGCTCGCAAGTTTTACATTGTAAAAGTAATTGACCGTGATCACGAAGAAGATGGTGTTAAATTTTGGAGATTTAAACACAATTACAAACAAGAAGGGATCCTTGATAAAATCATTCCAATTTGGAAAGCAAAAGGAGATGTTACTGATCCTGATAACGGACGTGATTTAATTCTTGAGTTAACAAAGGCAAAGACACCAAAAGGTGCAACATATACGGTTATCCAAACTGTTATGTACGATGACCCAACACCAACACACGAAGATGCTGAAACGGCAAATGGTTGGATAAATGATGAGTTAACTTGGGAAGACGTGTATTCTAAAAAACCTGTAGAGTATCTTGAAGCAATTGCAAGAGGTGAAACTCCTCGTTGGGATACAGACGCTGGTAAATACATTTATTCTAATAGTGACGAATCAGAAGTTTCTATGGGTGGATCAAAACCAAAATCTATTAATGAAGTAGAGGATCCTCAAATGAATGAGGAAGAGGATGAAGATTTACCATTCTAATTAAATTATTAACTTTTATACTTGGGCACATTGGATAACTTTGTGTCCAAGTATTTTAAAATCAAAAAAAATGAATAAGATTTCAGAAAAAATGTATGAGGCATTGACCTTAAAATATCGCTCAGAAATGGCGGAAGCAGAAGCAACACTATTAGTTTACTTTACAAATCCTGTTGGGATTGGAGAACACCCACAACACGTTGAAGAAATGGATAATTTAGTTGAAAAGATGGTTAACGCAAAAGATAAATTAGAAATGTTAGAAGTGTTTCACAAATATAATCTTAAATAATATGGCAATTAAGAAGAATGACTTTAGTTCGATAAAGAAAAAGTTTTCATCGGACGCAAAATACAAACCACAAAGATTTTTTGATCTTGGATCTGAATTCCTTGATGCGGTAGGACTTCCTGGCCCCGCAATTGGTCACTTGAATATGTTACTTGGTCACTCTGATACAGGAAAAACAACTGCCCTTATTAAAACTGCTGTAGACGCTCAAAAGAAAAACATTTTACCCGTTTTTATAATTACAGAACAAAAATGGTCATTTGAACACTCCAAACTTATGGGGTTTGAATGTGATGAGGTTGTAGATGAAGAAACAGGTGAATTGACATGGGATGGATTTTTCCTATTCAATAATAATTTCGACTACATCGAACAAATCACAGAATACATCAATGACTTATTGGACGCACAAGAAAAAGGTGAATTAGATTATTCTCTTTGTATCATGTGGGATTCAGTAGGGTCAGTTCCTTGTAAGATGACTTATGAGGGTAAAGGAGGTAAACAACACAATGCAAGTGTTTTAGCCGACAAAATTGGTATGGGTATCAACCAACGTATTTCAGGATCTCGTAAGGCAGATTCTAAATATGAAAATACTCTAATCATTGTTAATCAACCTTGGGTAGAATTACCTGATAACCCATTTGGTCAACCTAAGATCAAAGCAAAAGGTGGTGAAGCAATTTGGTTAAACTCTTCTTTAGTATTCTTATTTGGTAATCAGAAAGGTGCGGGAACAACAAAGATCACGGCAACAAAAGATAAAAGAACTGTTAAGTTTGCTTCAAGAACAAAAGTGTCGGTTATGAAAAACCACATTAACGGTCTTGGTTTTGAAGACGGAAAAATTATTGTGACTCCACACGGATTTTTACCGGGTAAAGATACAACAGAAGAAAAGGCATCAATAGAGAAGTATAAAAAAGAATATGCTGACTATTGGAAAGATATAATCGGAGTCGATGGTGACTTTGATTTGAAAGCAGAAAAAGAAGAAGTTGAGTAGTAACTATTAAATTAAAAAAAATGTCAAAAACCTTATTGGTTGACGGTAATAATTTATTAAAAATTGGATTTCACGGGGCTCGTGATCTGTATAATAAAGGTGAACACGTAGGTGGTATTTGGCACTTTTTAAATACGTTACGTAAATTCTTAGAAGAAACCAACTTCAATAAAGTAGTTGTATTTTGGGATAGTATAACAAGCTCTTCACAGAGAAGAATACTATACCCAAAATATAAACTAAATCGTAATCCTTTAGAAAACGAAAGTAAGGAAGAATCCTTCAACCATCAAAAACAAAGAGTTAAACAATATCTTGAAGAGATGTTTGTAAGACAAATGGAGACAGAAAATTCGGAAGCGGATGATCTTATTGCCCATTACTGTAAAGTGTCACCAGATGAAGAAAAAACAATATTCTCAAGTGATAGAGATTTAACTCAATTAATCTCAGAAAAGGTTACTATATATTCCCCCCAATCAAAAAGGTATTATAAATTTGGAGACAAGATTAAACTTAAAGATTATGAGTTTCCACACTATAATGTTAAAACCGTGAAAATACTCACTGGTGACGGTTCAGATAATATAGATGGTATATTTTATTTGGGTGAGAAAACTTTAGTTAAATTTTTCCCTGAGATACTTGATTCAGAGGTTTCTTTTACCGATATTTTAACAAAAGGTGAAGAACTACTGAAAGAAAATAAAGACGTTGTTGTTCTACAGAATTTATTGAGTGGAAAGACAAAGGAGGGGATATATGGTGACGAATTTTTTGTGATTAATAAAAAAATAGTTGATTTATCTGAACCTTTAATTTCTAATGAGAATAAAGAATTAGTTGAAATGTATCAATCAGAGTCCATGGATCCGGACGGTAGAGGACATAGAAACTTAATTAGAATGATGATGGAAGATGGATTCTTCAAATACTTACCAAAAGGAGACGATAATTGGGTTAATTTTTTAAAACCATTTTTAAAATTATCAAGAAAAGAAAAAACAAAATTTAGAAACAAAAAGTAAAAAAAATTATGAGAGATCAAGATGTAACAAAGGTAGAGTTTTTGTTAATGTGTAATGATAACATTGTAGTACAAAGATTTTTTAATGTGAAAGGTTTTAATAAAAACGCTCACAAATCTGAAGAATTTTATGATTATATTAGGAGATTTACAGAAAAACTTAAGTATAATTTAAAAATGAGAAGTGTTGTTTATATGTTAGACAACCAATATGAAATTGGGGAAAATCCTGATATGTTAAATACATCAATTACTGATGGGCCTGAAAATTTTAATGTATATATTAAGGTTGGAGATATGACAATTTGTCAGAGAACGTTTGACGCTAAACTATACCCACCAAAGGTAAGATATACCGTAGACCTACGCCCGCAACTAAAAGGTATATTAAGTGACCTGACTGACATTTTTTCAGGTAAAAAATTTAATTTTTATTATCCCGAATTTATCCAAAACTAATAGTATTTATCATTACTAACAGAAGGAAAAATATATGGCGACAAACAAAAATTTCGAGTATTTGGGGAATGTATTCCAATTACAATTATTAAATCAAATGGTCTTAGACAAGGACTTTTCACACTCAATTATTGATGTGATAGAAAACAATTATTTTGAGAATAAATACTTTAAAATAATTGTTCAAATGATCAGAGAGTATTATTCAAAATACAATCATACACCATCATTTGAAACATTAGAACAGATTACAAAATCTGAATTACAACAAGAAATTGCGTCTAAAGTTGTATTAGACACAATTAAGAAAATCAAGGATGCACCTATTGACGGAGTGGATTTTGTACAAGAAAAGGCATTAAAATTCTGTAAACAACAAGAATTACAGAAAGTAATGGGTAAAGCACAAAAGATCATTGACGGTGGTGAATTTGAGAACTACGATGCTCTTGAAGAGATGGTCAGAGGAGCTTTACAAGTTGGGGAAAAAGACACAAGTATGTTAGATGTATTCTCCAACTTAGATCAGGTGTTAGATGATGATTATAGACACCCAATTCCAATGGGAATACCTGGTATTGACCGACTAATGAAAGGTGGTTTGGCTAAAGGTGAAATTGGTGTAATTTTAGC